TGAACCGCCTGAGTTAACTCCTCTAATAACATCGTTCTGTGAGTATTGTGTTGCTAATGGATCAGGGCTTGGAGCGTTCTGTTGTCTTTGTAAAACAGCCATCCTTTGCCCTACATCACCCGATTCCATAGTTTTTTTATCTGCCTGTCTTTGTAGTGCAGCAGCATGTGTCTTTGCTGTCAGGTCTTTATACTCCTGTGAACCAAAAGCAGGACCACCTAAAAATTTATTAAGACGCTTACCCTCAACCATCTGCCTAGCTGCCATAGTGTACTTACCCATTTGTGCTGCTGCTGCAGGACTAGCTGCAAGAAACTTATTTATGGAATCTCTATCCATTGCCCCTGTGTAGCCCAGTGATGGGAGTATCTTCTTTTCCATTGACTCATTAGTGAATCCTGCGAATTTATTAGCCATATCTTATTTCCCTATTTGCATCCAAAGTGATGCGGCAATGAATGTTATTACTGCTACTGTTGACATCTTAACCATAGTTGACCATACACCTTTACGTGTGTCACGCCATGCTTCTAGTAAATTACGCATTTCTGTTATGTCTTTACGAGCATCGTCATCATGTAGTCCTACTTCACGCAACGCCATCTTAGCACCACGCTTTGCTGCACGATCTAGCATAGCTTCTAATTCTTCTGGTGTGATGTTAGACATAGATCGTCATATCCTCGCTTGATACGTTCATATTAGCGTCAGTTACAGTGTCGTGATATATATGTACACGTAACCAATTAGCGTATTCTTTTCGCATTGCTCTTATCTTTCCAATAACAGCAGCTTCTGAAACTTCTGTAAAATTATCCCCAGCGTTGACTGAATACACATTGTAGATTTTATCAGCATCACTTAATGCATTTATTTCTTCATCAGTTAAAGGGTCACCTGAGTCGTAACCAATCACATCTCCATCCTGTGTTTCTATTGTTTGAGGATTTATCATAGGTTTAACAACACACCAAGTTGTTGGTTTATTATCTAACGTATCTTTTATAGCTGTTACTGCAGCATCAAGTTCATCTTTGGTTTCATATGCCTTGCCAGTATAAATGTATTTACTCATTATGTTGATCCGTATATTGTGCCACTATTACTTAGTGATCTTGATGTTCCTGTTATTGCTGCCCCTCCTGCTGCGCCATTTGTCATTGTGCCGTTACCTCCAGCAGCACCCCAGCCACCTCCACCAGCAGCTAAATCAGAGTATGCGTAACCTGTAGGGTTAGGTCCATGACCTACACCACCACCAGATCCACCTTCACACATTTCAAAACCACCAGATAGAACAGATTGTGATGCATAGACACCTCCCAGTGTTCCACCTACTCCTGGTAATTGACGACCTCCACCTCCACCACCGTAACCAAAGTCGCCACCAGCACCACCAGCACCACCGCCACTGTTAGAGTAAGTAACCGTGTTTCCATACACACGATACTCATTACCGCCTTTAGCATTTAGAGCGCCACCAGTACCACCTATAAAACCATTGCTTCTAGCGTTACCACCGTTTCCACCACCAGCACCGCCTCCACCGCCAGCGTTACTATCTGAAGCATTACCACCATCCCATCTACCACCACCACCACCACCGCCTCCTGCGATGTAAGCACCAGAACTGTTTGTGATAGACACACCTGAAGCAGTTACGTTAATTGCTGGACCACCAACACCAGCAGCTTGATTTTGTGAATAACTTGCACCATTACCACCTTTACCAATAATTTTACCATCATTTATAACTGTGCATGATATGTCTATTATAAGAGCAGCTACTGATGTGTTATCTGACCATACCCACATATTTGATGGTATTCTTAGTGTGCCTCCAGAAGATATATAATCTGATGCTGTTATTTGTTTTAGTTGTACCTGTCCGTTTATTGTACTACCACCAGTGGGTAATGATGTCTCTGCTGATTTACCATAGTACTCTAGAAAGCTTTGTGAAGTGTTAGCACCCCTACTAATTAGATCACGAATGTCTGCATCATTTACAGAACATAAACTATTACTACTGCCACCTACCTCTACGTGCATGTCGTTTAAACTAATAGGACCGCTAGTTTGTAGTGCCATTATGTTCCACCATAAATTGTGCCGCTATTGCTAAGTGTTCTTGACGTGCCTGTTATAGCTGCTCCTGCGTTGCCGCCTTGACACTGCACAGATGTATAGGCTCCACGAATACCTTTACCTCCTGCGGCACCCCAGCCACCGCCTCCACCACCACCATTTGTGCTGTTAGCACCAGCTTCACCGCCAGCACCACCGTAAGCGGTTCCTGTTACTGATGTTCTGGAACCTGGAAGTATTCTACCACCACCCTGTCCTGATGAAGAGGTTTGATCTTCTCCTGAAGAAGGATAACCTGGGCCACCTGCCTCACCACCGTACTGGTAAGTTTTTGACCAAGTTCCGTAGCTGGGAGAGTTTGATACGAAAACGAACCACCCTTTTTCATTAAGTGCGCCGCCATAACCAAGCCCTGGACCATTTCCATTACCTGTTCCGTATATACCAAACTGAGAATATTGAGGTCCGTTTGTAGTATAATTAGGCCATCCAGAACCCTGACCATCAGTAAAAGAATTTGGCCCTACTCTGTAACCTCCTTCTGCACCACCTGCACCACCACCGCCACCAGAAGCAGTATTTTGTGGCTCTACACCAGCAGCACCCCCACCGCCTCCACCACCAGCAATGTAAGCACCTGATTTGTTTATAATAGTTACTCCTGAAGATGTAACGTTAATAGCAGGACCACCATCTGAGCCAGTACCTAAGTTTGTTGTACCATAACCAGCGTTGTAAGCACTAGTGGTTGGATGCGGTAAGTTTTTTACTCTAAGACCAGAGCCGCCCTGACCACCTTTACCTATTATTTTACCGTTATTTATAATAGTGCAAGGAATATCTACAGTCAATGCTGCTACTGTTCTATCATCTGACCAAACCCACATATTTGATGGTATACTTAGAGTTCCTCCAGAAGATATAAAACTAGAAGCTGAGATTTGTTTTCTTTGTGCTTGTCCGTTTACATTACCAGCAGAAGTTAAAGGTATTTCATTAGACTGACCATAATACTCTAACAAACTTTGTTGTGTATTAGCACCTCTACTAATTAAGGAACGTATATCTGAGTCATTAAGAGAGCAGTTAGATCCACTACTGCCACCTACCTCTACGTGTAAATCGTTTAGACTTATAGCACCGCTAGTCTGAAGAGCCATTCTTCAGTTCCTCAATTTGAGTTTTTAGTTCTTTGATAGATTCGATAAGTACCCCTACTATATTACCATATGCTACAGATAAGTATTCACCTTCCTGTACAACCTCTGGCATAACTTGCTGCATCTCTTGAGCTATAACACCTGTGCCACGTTGACCATCATTTAAATCACTCTTGTAGTTGTAAGTTACACCACGCATCTGTGACACTTTGTCTAGCGCACCTTCAATAGTTTCTACGTTATCCTTTAGTCTTGCGTCTGAGAAAGCTGTAATGTTACCTGTTGCTGTAAAAGCACCTGATAAGTTATTACCATTGTTAGATAGGTTACCTAGCCCTACCTCTGCAGGAGTATTAATATCACAAACTATTACTCCAGTACTGTTGTTATATGTTATACCAGTACCACCAGATATTGATTGCCTTGCTACAGTTTGTGTACCGCTTCCTCCATCAGTAAAAGTTCCGCTAACAGTTAAGTTACCTGCTATAGTAGCACTCTCATCCACAGTAAGTGTATCTGTTTTTACTGCACCATCAAAGTAAGCATCTTTGTATTGTAGTGCTGTTGTACCTAAATCTACAGCGTTAGTAGTCTTAGGTCTAAGTGCTGCTGCTGTAGCAACTATATCTTGAGATGGTCCTATAGTTTCAATAGGTGCGCCCTCTGCTGCTGTACCATCATGTGTGTGACCAGTACTAGCATTGAATGCTGACTGTATCTGATTGTACTCATCATTAAAGTCGTCAGCGTCAACAACGCTACCTGTGACTATATTAGCTGCTGCTTGTCTTGTATAACCTGCCATTGTTACTGCCTATCATGTTCTCTGTACTCAAGCACCGCTGTGTCAAGAGTGAAGGTTGGGTTTATTGAGTTATCTGTTATTCTCATAGCTACTGTTTTAAAAGAGCCTACTAAATTTTCTTTATATATTTTGTCTAGGTTACCACCATACTTAGTGTTTGCATTACCATATATCGAAGTAGATGCACCATATAAACTTACGCCACCACCAGATGCACCTATTTGTATAACAGGAGGCTGTATTATTCCAGGATCATTCTTAGAGTCGAAGTCTATTGAAAAGCCTACGTCAAGGTTCATAGTTCCTTGAGGCTGTGCATACAACGTAAGCTTATACATTGTTTTTCTTATTTGTGGATCTGTAATTGGCATAAAGGGAGACTCATATATAGCCTCAATAGGATCACCATCAAAAGAATTACCTGAGTCCATCTTATAACAGAAGCCATCATCATTACCAAACAGTACCGTTTCTGTTGCACCTGAATAGGTACTGTCTGCTACGTTTACTTTTAGTCCTTTAGTTCTAGACCAAGCTATACCACTACCACCTTGTGCAATAAACTTTGTTGCTATTAAACCTCCAGCAGCAGGTGCCTGTACAGTAGGTATATATGCAAATATTCTGTACTGAGATTTACCTCTAATTAAAACAGAACAAAACGTATCTGTCTGTGCTATAAACTCTTGAGCATCTTTATATATCTGATCTGAGGCAACGTCAAGAGCAAAGTCACCAATACGGTCTGTAGCACCAAGTAAACGTACACCATCAGGAGATAGATATACTACATCACCACCAAACTCTTTTATTGTATCAGGGTTAATACAACCAATCTTGTCTGATATAGGCTCTAGTTTAAAGTCGGAGGAAGTAGTTCCTACAAGTTTTTTAATTGTGTCTGTAGTAAAAATGATAAGCTGTTCACGAAAGCCTATCATACCTGTTACATCATATCCAACATTTATTGTACCAGCACCATTGCCTGTAGCAAAATCATCTACTGTATTTGGTGCTGTAAAGAATATCTTACTACCCTTAGAATAGAAAGCGTGGTTCTTAAAAAGTACAACATTCTCTGCGCCTTGTACGTCCGAACTGTTTGACGATGTTAGTGATACCATAGTATTACCACTAGCATTATATACTATTGGAAAACTTTTACTATCTACAAATATAGTTTTGTCTTCTTGTGTAAAGTTAAAGTCAGTAAACCTAGATTTTAATGTGTTTGTAGACGAGCTTGTACCTATGTGCGCCCAAGTAGTTCCTGTACCGTGAAAGTATAATGTTTTATTAACTTGAGTACCGTGAAATGTACCAAAAGTAAGAACAGTATTATTTGCTAATGATTGAGCTGAATCAAGTACAATACTATTTTGGTTTGTTAATGATGCTACTTTTACAGTACCAGATATTCCTGCACCTGTAACAAACATACCAGCTTTTATATTAGTAACAAAACTAAGTACAATGTTATCGGCTATAGATACGGCTGTGTCCAGTATAATACTATTCTGACTTGTTACTGTCTTTACTGTTACAGCGCCAGTGATACCAGTGCCTGTTACAAGCATACCTCTAGTAATAGTTCCAAAGGATGCGCCAGTACCAGCAACAGTAACACCTGTTATAGGACCAGTATTTATGGCAGTACCAGTGATAGCCGCAGTTGCTACAGTGCCTTCAGCTAAACCTGTACCTGCTATGGTGGCTCCTGTTATACCACCTGATCCATCTACTGTAGTTATTGTTATGGTTGCATCGTTGGCTGTAGTAGCACCGTTTAACTGTGTACCTACTACTTTAATTGTTTCACTAGCTGTATAACCTGAACCTGCTGCAGTAATAGCTACGGTATACGTAGCACCTGTTTTAATTACATTGAATGTAGCACTACTACCAGAACCACTATAAGCAGACTGCGTTGGATTAGTGTATGTAACAGCAACATTGTTTATACTACCTACTGTAATCGTTGCATTATTGGCAGTGGTAGCACCGCCTAACGCTGCACCAGCTACAGTAACAGTTTCTCCAACTTTATACCCACCTGTACCTGCACTGACAATAGCTACACTATAAACAGCACCAGTTCTAGTAACATTAAAAGTAAGACCAGTACCTGCTGATCCATTGTAAGTATTTGCTGGGGTAGTGTGTGTAGTAGGGGCTATGCTACTTACTGTAACAGTAGCGTTGTTTGCTGTAGTAGCACCGCCTAAGTTTGCACCTACTACTGTTACTGTTTCGTTAACTGCATATCCTGTACCTGCTGCATTTACTGCTGCTGTATACGTGCCGTTTGTATTTGTAATATCAAATGTACCACTTGCACCAGTAGCAGAGGCTGTACCTGTTAAACCTGTAAAGGCACGTACTCTATCTACGACTACTGTAGTCTTTGAAGTAATAGCACCATTTACTAT